GGTAAGGTAGAACAGCCGTAATAAATTATAAATGGAAATTCATCACACGTAGCTTAACTTTCTTTAATTGTGAAAATTTTTGTTTATCGCAGTTAATTAGAAAACGAAATAAAGCTTCAGCTTGTTGGCATGTGATGCGGTCATGATAATGGTATGCCACGGCTAAACAGCCTTCCATAACTTGAGACTCGGAATAAACGGTTGACATAGCTGCTTTAGTACTTTTAACAGCTTCTAGAAAATGAGCGTCATCGCGGTAAGCTTTCCCTAAAAATTTCGCGGCACGACGCCACACATCAGGAAAAACAGTATCATTATTTAAAACGAAACCAGCGAATTCGCCAACAGTATCAAACAGGACTTTTAATTGATGTTTGGAATAATCTAAAAATTCAGCGCCTTCTTTACTCAAACTATAATATTTACATAAAATAGCAGAGTCATCACCAACGAATAAATAAAGTACTCCGTCGGTAATTTTAACGCAAAAAGCGATAAGGCACATGTTCAATGATGTGTTTTCGATTAAAGTGAAAGGGTTGCCAGAAAATTGTTTGCCCTCACCAGATAAAGTGGTCGTCCCAAAAGCGTTACGATAAATCATAGTCCAATTGCTACGGTATTTGTAAAACCAGTTAACGAGCTCAAGGGGAATGCCCATCCAAGTCTGTATAATTCGTGAAACACGGATCATAACATCATTGAATGAGGCATCCCACTCACTAACGTCGATACATAACCATTTCAAAAGGTTGTTAAATGCATCTTGGGGTATATTTCTATATTGATCAGAAAATTCACTAGCAAAATCTTCGTCACTGCCCAATGTTTTTAAAATAATGGGTCTTTTATATTTCGTTATGATGGCATGTAATTTATGATTCCATGCACGAGCATATGCACATAAGTGGATGTTGACTTTCTTACTAAAAGCAGAAACACCTTGTAAAACTTTATCGCTAGTATCAAAACCAGGTTCGGATGAAAATTTTTCTTGATCTTTAGCCATAAAGCTTAATTCTTCGGTGGTAAAGTCCATAATGTCTTTAAAGTCAGTTTCTTTGGCAGCGGCAGGGAATTTAGCAGAGTATGATTTAATGTATTCACGTAAATGGAGATTTTTCTCTTCGGGTGATAATTTCATGTCTCTTTTAAATTTGCCTACGCTATGATCATTGCCATAAAGTAACTTACTCCAAGATTGGACCATTTTATTTGCTAATTGTTCGGCATTATGGGTATAAGGCATCTTTTTCCCATATCTAGCACTGAGTGTAGCAATGTTGTTAATTGGAACGCAAGCTCGTTGATGTTTAACAAAACAAGCTTGATCATCAAAAACATAGGCGTTGACTTCACGGTCATTGCTAAGTAAATTGTCGATGTTGGTACGTAATGTATTCATTTGTGGTACTTTAGGATGTAAGTAAGGGCCCACATAATCTTGTGCATCATCTCTAGATACGTTGGTTATGCCTTTGAGAATATCAACGGCGACACCAACAGGAACAGTTTGATTGGTCAATTTATGTTCGGCGACTAGAGGTAAACTAGGTTGTGGTGGTAGTATAGAATCAGTAACGAGTGTGACATTTGAAGCTTCGTTGTAGATGTTTATATTAGTGCCATGAATGTTAAAATAACCTTTTATGAACTCTTCTTCGCCTGCGACGTACAATTTAGTAGTAGCACGTGTAATAGCGGTATAAATCCATTCGGGTCGTTCTTTCAAATCATGAACAGCTTTGGATGAAATGTAAAATACAACATCGCTAGCTCTGGAACCCTGATAAGTTGTGATGGTGTGAGCATTGTAGCCATCTACGTCACGTAGACGATCTTTGTCTGCTTTGTTAAAACAAATCCAGGGCATAGTTTTCATAGAATCTGTTATTTTAGGAGCATAATAAAGACCATCCTTGACGGTAGAATGGGTACGCATGTGATAGTTAAACTTTTTATTAATAAATTTGCAAATATCTTGTGGAATGGCGTAAACGTCAATAATATTATTAACAACGCCAGCAGCGGTAAAAGGTGTAAATTTAATGTCGGAATTGTAGGCAACTTTTGGAGTTTGATAAATGTCGCCTACAACGATGATTTCAAGTAAAGGAAAAGAAATGTTTAAAAGCGCGACGTATTCAACGCAAAAACATGATAATTCATCTATTACAAGAGTTTGTTTCTTCTTACGATCAATTTTGCTAAGAACAGTATGTTCAGTGAAACTATTGGCACCCATGTTAGCATGTTTAGTTTTCATAATAGTAGAATGAGCGCACCAGATTGCATTTGGATATTGCTTTCGAACAGTTGTAGTTTTAGATGCGCTAGCATAACCAGTAATGGCTTTAAACTTAGCAATTGTGTCAACGATTTTAGTTTCATTGATAACGCAATTTTGCCCAGTTTTAATCTCATTAAATTGGTATTGGTAAAAGGTTCGAAGTTTGGTGGCGGATATTGGTAAGGAATGTTGTGTTTCTCTAATAAATGTTTCATCATAAATTTTGTTGAAATTTAATTTGCCATCGCGTTTGGCATGTTTGTTGTATAAAATAAAATATCTTTCAATAGTATCTTCGCGTAGGATAACTTGATAGTCGTCGTAATGGTTGCTCAACTCATATAAAGGCATAGGGTTGCCAAAAGTTTTGATAATAGTTGTGCCTCCAACAACAGTGTTATTGATAGCGATGGGTATAAGATCGTTTATTATTAGTTCAGAATTATGTTTAGTAGCGGCGTCGCAAAATACAATATCACCGAGTTTGTTAAGTTCATTGTACGTTTTGTAAGGGATAATTCTGACGGTTTTTGGGACGTTAGGGTCCATTGGTATACCCTTCTCGTAATAATGCCCAATAAATTGAGTATCTTTAAAATATGGCAAGTTGGGTAAAATAGTTAAAGCTGAACCAGGAGCACATGAAAGCTCAACGAAAGTTCTGCGAGGAACGGCACGGGCGATAATATGTTGGAAAAGTGGTGCGAATTTATCCTTTGAGCCACCCCGAAGGGCAGTTTTATAAAAGAAGTGACCGTCGCGACCGTCAACAATACCAGCCCAATATATCTTGAATGAGCCAGGCATATCACCGACGTGATTTTTGAAGTAAACGCCGTTTTTATTATATTTGACGTCATTAATAATAACATCATTTAAAATTATGCAAGTGAAATAGATGCCTAGATTTGCGGCAATTTTATCAAGTGCGTCGTAAGCTTTGCAATTAAGATTGCCATTTACGAAATAACCATCAATTTCAGGGATGGTAAGGCCATCAAGATTAAGATAATAGGCGAACATACAGTAAAATTTATCAACAGTTTGACTCATGGAAAATTTACTACCAAGATAAATTGCTTCGAAAAGGCAATTATTGGGAGAAAATAAACCACGCATCTCTTTTGGGCGTCGATATTTAAAACCGTGAAAGTCGTCAATACGTCCACGACGCGGTCTAATGCGTAACGTATTATCTTCGATGTTAAAGGATCTCTTGAGTTTGTCAATAGAGACCTCATCGTATTTGAAAT